AGCAGGATTGATCAGGCCCGACTTGTCAGCGGCGCCGGTGATCGGGCTGTAGTTGTTGCTGAAGGCCAGACCAGTGCCGGTCGGGATCCAGATACCAGCGGTGTTATCCAACTGGTACATGTAGTTGTCGTACGCGTGGCCGGTCCAAGCGGTCGCCGAGGTGCTGATGAACGAGCCGCCGGTCGAACTCGTGTTCGGACGATTCAGGCGGTTGCGGCCGAAGTTCAGGTTGGTCACGTTGTTCGCGCCGGCCGCCAGCATCGCAGCGGTGTCGTTCAGGATTGCCCAGTTGCCGAAGTTGTCGGTGATGGTCACGCGGTCAGCCGCAGCGCTCAGCTTGATTGCCGTCGTCGCCGCCGTGGTGCCGAGGCTGGAAATGCGGTTGTTGGTGAACGACAGGCCATCCATGCTGTTCGCAGTGGCGTTGCCGGTGACGATCGACACGAAGTTCAGCACCGACGAGGTATCGCGGAATTCGCAGTTATCGACGGTGAAGTCCGTCGGCGTAGTGGTACCGGTTGCAGTGAACACCGAAGCAACAGCCAGGAAGTTCGCCACGAACAGGAAGTTACTGATGCTGATGTTCGCTGCCGTCACCGGGATATTTGCCGTATTGGCAGTGGAGAAGGTCAGGGTAGGGCGTTTGGAGCCGGCGCCGAGGCCGATGATCGCGACGTCGGCCACGTTCAGAGACAGCACCGAGGCGCTACTGATGGTTTCAGCATGGCCGGGCTTGACCATGATGATGTCGCCACGGCCGGCGGTGCATTGAGCCAGCGCGCCGGCGATCGTCGAAAACGGCGAGTCGTAGGTGCCCCTGTTTCCGTCCGAGCCGCCACGTTGGCCGGGCTGTAGAGCGGTGCCGTTATAGACCCAGAACACTTTGCCCGGGTTGATCATGGTGAGCGGCAGATTGCGAATGGTCAGCCCTTGGGCGAAACCACTCGGGAAGTTCGAGTAAGGCATTTTGTTCTCCAAAAAGAAAAAGCCACCGTTGCGGGTGGCCTTTTAATCGCCGGGGAATCCGGCACTTCTGGTACTACTGCATTACGACTTGATCGGTATTTCTCCGGTCAACCCAAGTAACGCAAAAATCTTGCTGTCTAAAACCCACTTACCGTCAAGCTTGGCAAGCGTCACGCCGTGTATCGCGTAATGGCACACGCCGCAGAGGCACGCCAGATTGTCATCGGCGTTATTTACAGCCATCGTCCCGCCGCTGTTGTCCCAATGGTGAACGTGCACGTTTTCAGCGCTTCCGCAGATGACGCACTGACCATTGTCGCGCGCAATGATCTTAGGTTTGATCCGCCTGAAATCGTACTTGTAGGCGTTTCGTATCTTTGACTTCGTAGCGCCGATTTCGTACTGCTGCTTGTTTCTTGCCAATGAGCGGCAATTATCTGAGCAATACCGCTGCTTATGCCCTGCGAACTTGTCGGCCATGAACGCAGTACCGCAATGCTCACAACGCTTCGCCTGACGCCTTGCCTCAACCTCTGCGGAACGCTTCTCTCCCTTGGCTGCGAGTTGACATACAGAGCCGCAGTATTTCTGCGCCATGTTGCCGCCCTCGTGAACGAGGAAATCAGCACTACACCTGATGCAGACCTTCTTCTGCGGCCATTCGATGGGCTTGTATTTCTCGTTGGCCCGCCGTCGCTCCACTGACTTTCTGCACTGATCGGAACACAGCTTTGCGTGCTGCCAGTTCCTTTTCGTGTCATCTACCTCGAACTGATTGCCGCATTCGGCGCATGCCTTTGTGATCATAAACTCCGCCGCTCTCTCTGCCTGTAGATAGAGCTAAGTCTATCACATAATCGAGTTAACGGCAGAGTTTATATTCACCTCGCGATTCTGCAAACTACCGCAAAATCAACGACTTACATCAGGCGCCTTGGGACCCGTAGTAATTTCTGAAGTCACCAATTTGCAGGCTATATCGTTCTGTAGCTTTTGCCAATGCGTTTTCCGTGGAAAAGTCGTTGTCCTTGGTGAACTCCAACTCGCGGCGCTGGAACAGCGTCAGGCCGTCTTCCACGTCGGTGCGGATGAAAAACGCATCCGGATCGGTGAAGAAGTGGTTGACCTTGAAGCCTTCCGGGAACGTGCCCATCGCCCGCAGCGCGTTGATCGCATTGTTGGCGGTGTCGTTCTGGTTGATCGACTTCAGGATACGGGCCGCTTCGAATTCCAGCTGACGCGGGATGTGCAGCGAACGCACCTGCAGGGCGATCTTGTTACCCCGGTCGTCGGTCGCGCCGTTTGCCTGGATGACCAGATCCTCCAGCGATGCCTCGGACAGGTCGGCTGCGGTTGCCAGCACGTTGCTCTGGTTGCCCGAGCTCGACGGATGCGAGGCCGAGAACATCGCTCTGGCGTCCGGCCCGACCGGATAGTTCGTGTCGAAGCCGCGGTTGAACCAATTGGCGACGACCGTGTTTTTCGTTTCGACCATCGCGCGCTTCAGCGCCTTGGCGCGGGCCATCGCGAGCTTCTCGTAGAGGTTGTCCTCGATGGCTTCGCGGGTGATGATGTAGCCCAGTCCGTACACGACGTGGTAAGCCGTGGCGGTGCCGCCCTGGCTCGTGGTGTCGTAGGCGATCGAGCCGGCCTGCTCCTTGATGGATGCCAGACCGAATCCGTTGTTCTGGACCATTTCCTCGCGATGCTTATCGGAGGTCTGGACGGTGACCAGATCGCGCCATTCGTCGCGGTTCTGGTAGGACATGCCGAACATCGAGAAGACGCCAGGCCAGAGTGCTTTCGGATGGGTACCGGTATTGATGATGCCAGCCATGATTTAGACCCCTGCGACTTGGTTGGAGAATTGATGACGGTTGATCGTCACCAGCCACTTGCACGAATAGCCGATCGCGTTGTCTTCGCGCGGGACTGGCTGCACGAGGTGCAGGTCGAGCGTGTTGGTGGTCGCTTCGGTGGCGTTGTTCAACTGCGTACCGGACAGACCAGTAACGGTACTGCCGGCGCCGACCACGAAATCAATGTTCAGGCCGATGTCGTTGGCGGTCAGGGCAGTGCCGCTGGAGCCTTCTTGAATCTCGAACAGCAGATCGGGGTCGTCGGCGACGTAGATCTTGCGTGCGGTGCTGGCGGCGCGATAGGTCAAACTGTCTTGGGTGTCCGGCTCCACGCCAACCACGACACCGACGAGCACGTCGCCGGTTGCAGCGCGCGCGACGTCTTGCAGGATGCGACCGCCGAGGGTTTGACCGGTGCCGGCCAGCTTGACGAAATCGCCTTTGAACAGCGCAGTGCCGTCGCCAGCGGGAATGGAATACACGCGGAACGAGCCGTTGTACGGGGCTCCGTTGCGGTGCATGACCGGCGTGGCGCCGGCCGGGGTATCAGCATTTGCCATTGGATGCTCCAAAAAAGGCAAGGGCCGCTCTATGGCGGCCCGAATGATGGGGGATCGGCGCGAACGCCGGGTGTTTGGTTATCGAGCGCGCGTCTCGATCTGGATGCCGCGTCCCTGATCCGGGATATAGGCGCCCTCGACTTCTTCGAGCTTGCCCTTCTTGATGCGGCGGTCGGTTTCTTCGACCTTGGCGATCTTGGCGCGCTGGTCTTCCTTATAGAACTCTTCCTTGATTTCCATGAGATACGCGCGCTGGCCGGTGGTCTTGTCGACCACGCGGGAGACGCGCGCACCCAGGTCGCGGTTTTCGTTGTCGATGTCCGCGTCGCCGATCTGCTTGACGGTATCGTTCTGCACGAACTGATACCCGCCGTCTTGGGCGTTCTGCAGTCGGCCGTCGTAGTCGTTGATCCAGCGGCGAACGTAGCCGGGACGGCCGGCGACGGTCAGCTTGGAACGGGCCACGCCCAACGGGACGCGGGTGCTTCTGCCTGATTCTTCACGGGAGGATTCGCGGGGTGCTCGGCTCATGATCATGCCTCGTCAAAGTACTGTTTTACGTAATCGGCCTTGAACTTGGCCATCGCTTTTTCGTCGCCACCGAAGCCGTTCTTGGCCATGCGATCGCACGCGGCACGAGCCTCGGCCGGCATGTCGGCGTACGACTTACCGCCACGGCGCGCTGCCGGCGCTGCGCCTTCCACTGCTTGGGCCGACTCACGGCGCGGGTTGGTGAACTTGGCCGGAAACTGCTTCTTCACGCGCTCGGCGACCATGTCAAGGAACTCGGCGCCAGTGGCTTTCTCGCCCGATGCGCGCAGCTTCTGGGCGGCGAACT